CCTGAAAGAGCCGAAAGCCCCGAAGCGCACCCCGGTCATCCGGTAGATTAAGCAATTTTAATGTGCTAGGAGCTAAGATTTTTCCCTGAATTCTGCCCCTCATGGTACACTAGACCGCCATGCCAGGTGTAGCGACCCTCGGCTGTGCTATGATTCCCGCCGGAGGCGAGGACATGGCACGGAAGCGTGGGCAGGTGCGGGGCCACCTCTACCGACGAGGCCCGTCTTGGATTCTGGAGTGGCGCGAGTACCTGCGGGGGTCGGACGGCGCGCTGCTCCCGGTGCGGAAGTCTGCGGCGGTGGCTCCCTGCGAAGGCGCGGCGGCCCTCAGCGAGCGGGAGGTCCGGCGCCAAGTCGTTGCGCCCCTACTGGAACAAGTGGATCGGCAGGCCACCCGTCCGGGCAGCCTGATGACGGTAGAGGAGTTCTGGCAGACCAAGTTCGAGCCGCAGCACCTCTGGCGACTGAAACGCGCCGGCCAGTTGCACTACGCCGGCTGGTGGCGCAAGTTGGCCCCCGTGGTGGGCCAGCGGCGGCTCTGCGATGTGACGCCGGATGACGTGCAGACCCTGGTGGCGCAACTCCACCGGGAGGGCTACAGCGGCCAGAGCATTCTGCACGCGCGGAACGTGGTCTCGGCCATCTTCCGCCACGCGCGCTACCTCCGCCTGTACGGGGAGGACAACCCGGCGGCAGGCGTCCGGGTGCCCGAGGTTCGCCCCGAGCGGCGCCCATCCCTGACCTGGGAGCAGGCTCGCCGGGTGCTGGCCGCCCTGCGCTCCCCCTACAGGGAGATGGCTTGGCTGTCGATAGAAACGAGTATGAACGCTGCCGAGCTTTGCGGGTTGCGCCGGAAATGGCTCAACCCGGGCCCGGGCGTGGTGGCGGTCGAGGGCGAGGTTATGGCGCCCTACTCGGTGGCCGTGCGTGAGAACTTCTACGCCGGCCAGTACGGGACCCTGAAGACCGGGCGGCGGCACAGGAACGAGCCGATCACACAGGGGCTCGCGGAGGCCCTGGCCGTTGTGATGCGGGGCGGGAGGCACCAGGAGCCCGGTGCCCCGGTGTTCCAGGCCCGCACAGGCCGCCCGGTGGATACGCACAACGTCAGCAACCGGGTGTTCCGGCCCTTGGCGGTCCAGTTGGGCTTCGCAGTGACCTGGCACGGCTTCAGGCGGGCGCACAGCAGCTTCGTCGGGCAACTACAGGGTGTGCCCCTGGAGGACCGAGTTCGGACGATGGGCCACGCGGACGCGGCCATGACCCTGCACTACTCGGTAGAGGACTTGGAGCGGCGCCGGCGGGTGCCCCAGGAGATCATGGCGCGCTTGTTCGGACCAACAGGGGAGCGGGTAAATTAAAATTCGTTCATGTTTCATTTTCCGCTTGACAATAGCACGGTCTTGGCATACCGTGAAAGCGTGAGCGACGGTAAATGCACATGCCGAGAAATGGGCCGAAGGGGTGGCAAAAAGCGGATGGCCGCATTGACCGCCGAGGAGCGGAAAGCGCTTGGCCGAAAGGGGGCAATGAAAAGGTGGCACCCGGACATGGCAGAATGGGGTATGGAGAAAAAAACATGGACCCCTCAGACGATGGGAAGCAAGGGCGGCAAGCGCCGGGCGGCGCGGATGACGCGCGAGGAGCGGAAGGAGCAGGCGCGGAAGGCAGCACTGACCCGGTGGCGGAATACTACCAGCGACGGTGCCGGAGCACGGGATACCGGCTAGACAGCCACCGACCGAAGGATGAGGTGGAAGCCCGAGTCGTTGCCGCCCTGGAAGGCGTGAACGACGCGATTCTGGACTTGGTAGCCGCAGTGCTGGACGCGGCGCGGGAGGAGAAAGGGAGGAGAGCGATGGGTGATGAAGAGACCATCACGATTGCGGTGGACCCAGCGAACCCCGATCTGGGCAACATGACGGTGACACTCCGCGAGGCAGTCTGCCACTACGCGGCTTGCATTGATCTCTACCTGGAGAGGATTCGGGTGCTGGAGAACTATGTCAACGGCAGCCCGCATCTCGGTGCACAGGCGGCAGCCCACATGATGGAACAACTGACTGCCCGTGAATTGCAGAGCCGGGCGTCAAGTTGTGCCGGGCAGTTGCCGAACGAGGACGCGGTAAATGGCTGAGGACAAAGGGACGCGGGCAGGTGAGCATCGGCCTTCTAAGCCGAGGGTCGTGGGTTCGAGTCCCGCCGCGCCTGCCAGTTCTCAAGCAGTTACGGGCACCCCGCCAGAACGAGCACCGGCTAGAAGTGTAGCCGATGCTCGGGTTGTGACGGGCGGTTGCCGGGCAGAGTTTACGGGGCCAAGAGCCACGGGGCGGAGGTGAAAGCCAATGATGCTCACGGGCGACGACCGGCCCCACCAGTTTGCCAGCGTCGGCGTGGGGAATACGCGACCCACGCCTCGGTGAAACCCAAACGAGGGAAACCAGGTTCGACTCCTGGGCGCTGGCAATGAACGGACGGGCTGACGCCCGCCCGAGGCAGTAAACAGAACCGGGGGCGGCTTAGAGAACCGCCCCCGGCAGAATCCCCGGATGGAGACCGGGGAAAGGAGTTAATATGTCCAGTATACCACATACTGATCCGCCGTGGCGGTGCCAAGGGTGCGCCGAGCAGTGCGGGGACAGGCCCTACGACGCCGTGGAGTGCGAAGAGTGCGGCAGCGACATCTGTGCGCGATGCGCCGGACGTTGCGACCTGTGCTGCAAGCCCTTCTGCCTGGAGCACTTGGTAACCCATGAGGGCAAGCCGCACTGCGCCGCGTGCCGGGATCTTCTGGTGGACGAAGCCGCGCAGGAGCGCGCGGTGGCAGCCATCCAACAAGCTCCAGCGGACGAGCGGCCCCTGATCGCGTTCATGTGGGGGCTGGACCGCGTTTTCGCGCGGGGGGGTGCGTGATGGAGTTCAGACGTGCGAGCAAGGAGCAATCGCTGCTACGCCTCGGGTTGGTTGGCCCGAGCGGTAGCGGTAAGACGTGGACGGCCCTCGCTATCGGCTGCGCCATCGCCGCGCAGGAGGGTGGGCGGTGCGCGCTGATTGACACAGAGAACGGATCGGCGTCGAAGTACGCCGACAAGTTCGACTTCGACACGCTCAGCTTGCCCGAGACCGATACGACCGCTTACGTGGAGGCCATCCGGGCGGCAGAGCGCGCCGGCTATCGGGTGATCGTGCTGGATTCTTCCACGCACGCTTGGGAAACGTCCCTGGAACAGAAGGACCTGAAGGCGTCGCGGGGCGGCAACAGTTTCACCGCTTGGGCGGAGATCAGCCCGAGGTACCGCGCGTTCACGGATGCGCAGTTGAAGAGCTCGGCGCACATCATCGCCACGATGCGGGCAAAGACCGAGTACGTGCTGGAGGACCGAAACGGCAAGCAGGTTCCCAAGAAGGTCGGCATGGCCCCGGTCATCCGGCCTGGCTACGAGTACGAATACGACTTGGTAGGGTACTTGGACCTCGAGCACAACATGGCGATCGAGAAGACGCGGTACAGCGAGCTCGACGGCAAGACTGTGAAGCGCCCCGATGGCGATTTCGCCCTGAAGCTGTACCAGTGGCTGCGGAAGGGTTCGCCCCCGGCGCCGCCGAAGTCGGAGGAGTTCCACGTCGGGCCAGATGGCGAGCGGCGAGACGGGCCGAAGCCCGAGTTTCCGCACACCGTTCCGGCCCCCGCAGTGCAGCCCCAGGTGGTTCCTGCCGAGTTGGAGCGGCTGCTGGGGAGGCTGACCAAGCTGGAGGGCGTGTTCAACGTGTTCGCGGAGCTCAAGGCGGGCATCGTGGAGGCCACGGGTACCGAGGCCCTGTACTACGAGATCCTGGCCAAGCACGGCATGCGGCACGCCTCAGACGTGAAGGGCCACAAGCGCGGCGAGGTCAAGGCTGTGGTGGTGGAGTTGTACTTCGCGCTAGTCGAGTGCCGCAAGGCGCTGGAGCCGCCGCCCTATGAGGCGACCGAGGATGACGTTCCGCCCGAGATTGGGGGTGCGGCGTGAGCACATCCACAATCATCGTCAAGGTGGAGTACGACCCGCCACCGATCCGGAGCCGCGCCCAGGACTGGTGTGCCTACACAGAGGAGGGTGTGAGCGCTCGGGGCAGGACTCCAGCCCGTGCCTTAGAGCGCTTGGCGGAAAAACTGGAGGCCCCCGAATGAGCACATCCCTGAGTCTCTACCACATCGAGGACGAGTTGCGGGCGCTGGTGGACACCGCCGAAGCCGGGGTGGAGGCCGAGGACCAGCGCCTCGCCATCCTGGAGGAGCTTGGCGAGAAGAACGAACAGGCGCTCGCCAAGCGTGACGGGGTGATCCGCTTTCTACGGCGGTTGTCTTACATCCTGGACACGGACCGGAAGAAGGGCGTTGTCGGGGCCATCGACCGTGAGATAGACGCGCTCAAGGCGTTCAAAGAGAAGATGGAGGCAGGTCGGGAGCGCTTTGAGCGCTATCTGGTGTCGGTGGTTGAGCGGTTCGGGGTCGAACCCAAGGGGCGCTCTAGGCGCATCGAGGGGAGCATCGGCACTTTGTCCATACGGAAGAACGCCGACCGGGTGGATATCAGCAACATGGACGCCCTGCCGCCGGAGTACGTTGACGTGACCGTGACGATGCCGGCGTTGGTGTGGGAAGAGGTCCTGGCAGTCCTGCCGGTGGGGGCGTCCGAGAAGGTCGAGTTCTCGGCGCGCAAGGCCGAGATCAAGGCAGCGATTCAGGCCGGCCAAGATGTACCTGGCGCGGAATTGGTGTACGGGGTGAACCGCCTCCATGTCACCTGAAGCGAAAGAGTGGGTCGATCGGGAGTTCTGGATGCTTCGCCAGCGGGTAGCGGACCTCGAGCGGGTCGTTACTCAGATCGTCGAGGCTGACGTGAGCGGGATTGACTCGGCCACCGCCCGACGTATCGAGCAAGTGCGGGACCGGATGAGGGCGACAGACGTGGTGAACGGCGCTGGCCGGGAGCGAGTAGCGGCGGTGGTGCGCGAGATAGCCGCCCGCTACGGTGTGCCCGAGAAGGCGCTCTACGGGAAGCAGCACAAGACGGCTCCTCGTGAGCTGCTGAGGGCGCGCAACATGGCGCTGCGGACGGTGTACCGCCGCTACGGGTACACGTTCTCGATGCTGGCCCGGCTGTTCGGCTTGGGCCAGCATACAACCGTAGCGCGGGCCATCGAGAGCGCGGAGGAGCAATGCGCATAGTGGGAGAGGTGCTGTTGGTGGTGTATCTCGCCATCAACGCGGTGGTGTGGCTGGGCGTCGTATGGCAGGTGCTGTTCGGCGGCGAGGATAAGCGCTTTGCCGGAGCGAAGCTGTGGTACAGGAGTTGAGGTATGGCGCGACAAAAGCCTGATGGCATCGTCCGGCTGATGGACGCAGGGGTCCTAAAGCTGACCGAGCGTGACATCACCCGGCAGGTGTGCGATTTCATGTGGGCGCACGGTTGGCGCGGCATCCGAATGCAGTCGGGGTTGATGGGGCGCCCCAGCGGTGGAGCGTTCCGTGTGGGCGAGCCGGGCATGCCGGACTGGCTGTTCGTTCGGTATGTTCATCCCGAGCATGCGACTGGATGGGTAGCGGCGCAGTGCGCCGAGGTACTGTGGGTCGAGGTGAAGGCTCCCGGAAAGTGGCTGTCGTCGGCGCAGGTTGCATGGCATGAGCGGGAGCGGATGCGCGGGGGGATCGTGGCAGTGGTGGACGACATCGACGTTTACCGCGACTGGTATGCGCGCGAGGTGGGGTTGTGAGAGCCAAGTGCGGCGAGTGTGAGTACTGGGCGGCGTGCATTGAACTCATGTGGGCGTATCGGGACTGCCGGGTCAAGTTACCTAGGCCGCTGGACAGAGCGCTGCGGAAGTGGGTGGAAGAGTGCGGCGATGAGGCGGGGCGGCAGTGCGAAAAAGACGCGCGCCGATTGAACAGGCTGGAGCGGGTCAAGCGGGTGAAGGCGCGATGAAGAGGCTTCCGGCGTTCCAGTTCTACCCCCAGGACTGGCTGAGCTCGGCCTCTATCTCGCTGATGACGCCGGCGGAAGAGGGCGCGTACATCCGGCTCCTGGCACTGGCCTGGCTGGAGCCTGACTGCGGGCTACCGGACGATGACGCGGTGTTGGCGCGGTTGTCTCGGTTAAAGGGAGCGTGGGCGCGTGGTAGCGGGGCGAAGCTGCGGGGGCAGTTCCGGGCAGAGGGCGGGCGCCTATTCAATGAGCGGCTACTGAGGGCGCGTGACGATTGGCTGGACTATGCGGCGGAGCGAGCGGAGGCGGGGAGACGGGGCGGGCTAGAGCGGGTGCGGAGGGCGGCGGAGCATCAGGCGAGCGGGGAGGAGTGTGAAGCTCAGCTTAAGCTCAGCTCAAGCTCAGCTCAAGCTCAGCTTAAGCTCAGCTCAAGCTCAGCTCAAGCTCAGCTTAAGCCTTCAGCTTCAGCTGTAGCTTCAGCTACAGAAGAGAACTCTCCCCCTACCCCCTCTCTTGTGGAAAACAAACCGCCCCCAGGGGACGATGCCGCCGCGAGTTTCGAGGTATTCAGGCGGGAAGCCGAAGCCGCTGGGATGAGCGGCAGCGGGCCGGATTGGGATGAGGCGCTGCTGGAGTGGCGGCGTTTGGACTGGGATCAACGGCAAGCGGCGCGTGTTGGCATCCAGGCTAGGGCTGGACGTGCTGACAGTCCGGAGTTAGCGTCTCTGCCCAAGAACTACCTGGGGCGGTGGATGTGGGAGCGTAAGGTAAGGCAAGCAGTCAAGAGCAAGCGGGAGGCGCTATGGGAGCAGGTGTAATGGCCCCGTTGCCGTTCGGCGAGGTCAAGGCCGAGGTCAAGCGGATGGCTGGCCTGGACTTCTTCCCACAGGAGCCGGAGGCGGTAAGAGAGCTGGTGGACGTGCTGGCTACTCGGTGTGCCCACGTGGAGCACGTGAGGGCGGTGGTGGGGCACTGTTTGGAGAGGCTTACTCAGACCCCGAAGCCCGTCGAGCTGCTCGAGGTTATCGACCGGACGCGACCAGTCAGCATCCGGGCAGCCCAAGGGTCATGCTCCATCTGTGGCGGTTCCGGGTTCGTGACCGTGGGCAGGTTGGTGCAGGTCGCAGGTGTGGGCGGGTACCAGGCGGATTTCGCGGCACCGTGTGGGTGCCGGTTAGGGCCGGGCTAGGCGTCGGCGTTCCGCACGCTTCTTGCGGCGTTCCTCGATGCGGCGGCGCCCCTCAAGTTCCGCGGCGCGCAGCCAGACGGACTCCCAAGCTATCTCGTAGCGGTAGCGCCTGCCTTTGAGCCGCAGGGTCAAGAGGCGCGGGCCGGCCTCGATGAGCAGGGGCCGGCCCTGGATGGTGATAGCGGTCTCGCGGCGTGTGGGTGCCTCAGCTTTGAGTGCTGTCATGCGTCCTCTGGTGCGCCTTGAGAGCTCTCGCTCGGCGGATCGCCCCACACTCCGGGCACCGCACGAGTTTGGCCCAGCGAGCGGTGATGGCGTGCAGGGCGGCGGCCTGGCGCTCAGTGGCGGTGCGGCGCTTGGCGGTGGCCGCCCCACCCCTAGCCCCGAGTGCGGCGGCGGCTGCGCGGCGTTCGGTGGGGGTCATGGTGGGTGTCCTCTGGCGGTGTTGGTGCCACCAACCAGGGGCAGCTGAACAGGTCACGCAACGCCGCTACAGTAGCTGCGTCAATCGTGTGATAGATTGCGCGGGTGTAGGTTCGACCTCGCTGCCGGAACGTTGTATCCTGAACATGGATTTCGAGGCCGTCTTGACAGGGGCGAACCTTGATCCACAGGACGTGACGTTCGCCTAAGAGGTTCAATGCCCGGTCCGCACATGCGACGCCCTGCATGTGGCCATCTGTCGTACCTGCGAAACTCAGCATTTCCCGTGTCCTCCTCGGCCCTGTGACCGCTCCGTCAGTGCGGAGGACTGGGCGCGGGTGATGTTGTAGCGCCAAGTCCCCACGCGGTTGCCGTTCAGGTCGCGGATGCTTCCGGCCTCCTCGGGTAGTCCACATCTGTCGAGTTCGCCGGCCACGCGCCGGAGCGCGTCAGCGACGTGCTCAGGCGTCAGCATGGCGGCGTTGCCGAGTATGATTGTGAGTCGAAACATAGTGTTTCCTCCTCAGCCCTGCGGCTGCCCCGGCTGGCGCCCGCAGGCGCCAGGCGGATAGGCGCGGGGGTTAGCGATTTCGGGCGCTCTCACACAAGGCGTGCTCTATCCCGGTTTCAGGTTGCCCTTCCAGGACGGCGATAGCGTGCTCGATCTGCCGCTGGAGGCGGGTTACCGGCTCTGCTCGCAGGTAGGCAGGTGGCCGTGTCCAAGCGCGCAGTACATAGAGCGCGTCGCGGTAGCCTGCCCGTTTGACCGCGATGAACTCCCGTACCCGCTTGCTGCCGGTTGTTGGGGATGGGCAGTGCGCGACTAGGGCCTGGGCCAGCCCCTCGCGGTAGCCCTCGATTGGCGCGTCCGAGACGTGGTGTTGATCTTCCAGGGTATACATGGCGTTTCCTTTCACCTTCTATCTTCTCAGCGCTGCGTATCCCCGTCAAGCACTTTTGTACCCCTGTTTTCAACAACTTACATGCATGAAGGAATTTTAATGTGGCCCTGAACGTGCTAGGCGCTAAGCACCAACACCGCGCCGGGGAAGGGGGCAGGGGGAAGGGGCGTTCAGCCCGCGTCGTGCGCTCGGTTCGCGCACGCGGGGGAGCGTGGGGGTGTGCAGGGGTGAGGAGTATGAGGAGAGGGGAGAGAGGGGGAGAGAGGGGCGCCGGGGTGCGGTTGGTGCTGGTGGGAGTTGGAGGCCGGGTCGGGTGTGGGTGATGTGGGCTTGGGCTGGGCAGGCTGTGCCGAGGTCGGCGCTGGGCGTGGCCGGGCCCAGGTGGGCTTTGTCCCGCAAACTACTCTGCGCCGCAAAGCGCGTCATGGCGCGCGCGCCCGCGCCGGCGGGCCGGGTCGAGCGTGCCCAGCCGGTCGTGTCGGCGCCAGGCCCTCCGGGCTGTCGCCGCCACCAGCGGGGCTGGGCGCTCGAGCTGGGTGGACCTCCGCTCGCTTGGCCACGGGTCGAGCTGGCCGGGTGTGTGGTCGCGGGTGCCACGGCGCAGCCAGGCTGGGCCCGGGGTGGGCGGTGCGGCCCAGCTCGTCACGGCACAGCACAGCCGGACAGTCTGTCCGGGGTGTCCGGACAAAGTGTCCGCCCGGTCGAGCAGGCGCAGCTGGCGGGGTGCGCGCCGGGGCTGGGCGGTCTTGGGCACTCATCGGATTGATAGACCCTGATGCCTCGGCAAATCCCCGGCTGGCGCCGAGGTGCGCGCCGGGGCAGCGCGGGCCTCGGTACTTCTGCACATCTACCGAGGCTTCGCAACATGCGTAGTGTGCTGGGGTAGTCACTCACTTCACCTGCCCCTGGTGTGCACTCTGCCTCTGTCTGTCTTCACTTCTCTTGCCTCTGGTCTGTACCACTGCCTCTGTCTGTCTGCGGTGCCTGCCCGGGTAGTCCGCCACGCCTGCCGGGGTAGGGTGCCCGGGGGGCCATGCGCACTCGTTTGGGTCCCTCGGGCCGGGGGGCCCCGTGGAGGGATACCTCCGTGCGTGGGTGTCACCACCCAGGGGGGGACCACCTTTGTGGGGAGGGTGGTCTTAAAGCACAAAGCACAACGAAATGGGGGTACGGACGGGAAACGGGTGCATACTATGGCCATGGCCAACGATAAACCCGGGTTGCTTCGGCGGGGATTCTTCGCGGCGCTGTTAGGCGCTGGTACCGGGGGAGCGGCGCGACCGCGACTTCCGGCTGACCCGTTCCAGGGCGGGGAGTGGAAAATCCAGCCGTGGGACTGGACTCCATGCGACTGCGAGATGGCTGGGTGCCACGACCTAGACGCGGTAGCGGAGTTCGAGGTGATCGACCGGGTGACGAACAACGAGCGCCTCGTGTGTCGTCGCTGCATGGAGGAGTTCAGGCGGAACCCGGTGAGGCTCCTGAACAAGGACAGGTGGAGGGTATGGCTGGCAACTCAGTGAGTGATGGAGAAGAGCGAGAGCGAAGCGGCGGTTCAGGGGCAGGGAGTTCGTGCCCAAAGACCACTTCGGAAATCCGCGTCGGCGGCGGAGGGCGAGGACCTACCAGCGGGGTGGCGTGCGGAGTGGAGGCCGCCGAAGTCGGTACGGAAGGCGCGGGAGCAGGCGGAGCGGATGCGGTCAGCGGAGAGGGAGGTAAGCGGTGCGCCAACTGCGGAGGACGCGCCTTCGGCTTCAGCATGTACACCGGGGACCGATGGGTCGATTTCTGCTCCCCCCGATGCGCCGACCTCTGGATCAACGCCAACACGCGGCCCTCGGAACCTGTCCCCGGCGGAGCGGCGGGAGATAGCGGCGGCGGCGGACCGAGGGGAGAGGGTGGCGGAGACAGCGGAATGGCTGGGGGTGACGCAACGGGCGGTTCTGGAGCAGCGGGGCCGGCCCGAGCACAGGGCGCTGATGGCGCAGTTGGCGGAGCGGCACTTGGAGGATTTGGCGGCGGCATACCGACGGGCGCTCGTGTCAGCGCTGGCCGACTTGGACAGCCCCGAGTGGATGGCGCGGGACAAGGCGCGGGAGTGGCTGAGCAAGACCATCGAGGCAGGGGACAAGAGCCGCGGGCTGGGCCACGGAGCGCAGATGGTGGCGGAAGCAGCAGCGGCCAGCGGGCAGTACACGCTGACGGAGGTGCTGACGGTGCTGCGGCAGGTGCAGGTGGCGGAGTGAACGGGCGACTGGAGATCATCCGCCGGATGCTGATAGTGCCGCAAGGGTTCTGCGTGGTGGCGTACACCGATGACGGGAAGCCGATAACAGGCGAGCCCGACAACATGTATCCGCCGAGTCCTGGCGACGTGCAGGGAGCGCGAGAGTTACTGGCGGAGTACAACAGCCTGTCCCGCGCGCTGGCGAGGTGGATCAGGGCGGCGGAGCAACTGTGACATTGAAAGGAGTGAACTGTGGCTGAGGTCGTGTTTTGCGTTCTGGTTGGTCACGTGCTTAGTCTCGTGACCTGCCTCTTGGCGGGGCGGAGGAAGCCGTGACGAATCGGGTGGTGTTGGCAGTCCGGTGGGTAGCCCAGCAGGCGCGGATCTACCTATCGCCGAAGGCGGCAGCACGGGAGGTGAAACGGCTGCTCGGGGATGAGAGTACCGTGCCCCGGAAGAAGCGCACGCGCCAGACCGGAGTGCTCCAGGCGGTACTGGAAGCTCTGAAGCCGGGGCCGACCACGTTCCCCGAGTTGCTGACGCGCCTGCGGTTCAAACTCCCTCCGCTTGGTGATCGGGGCGTCACTCGGGCGCAGATACTTCCGGCATTGCGGTACGCGGCGCACAAGGGGTACATCGAACTCGGCCATGAGCCACTCCCGTTCCGTCGGGCGGTCCTGACGGATACGGGGCGGGCGCGATTGAAGCCCGCGGACCCGCTGAGGTCGTGAGTACTGGGGTGGATACGTGGTCTGACTACTGCAAAGTCGGGATTTACTGGTGATACGCTCCGAAAACCAGAATCGGCGCTGGGGGCCGTTCGAGGTGCGGAGGATAACGCGGTGATCCTCGGTCCCACCCGCCGCGCCCGACTCAAGCTCTTCGAGGAGCACGCGCCGTGGGCGCGCAGTATTGCCCGGGCGGTAGCAAAGCGCCTGCCGCCCTCGTTCGAGGTGGATGACCTCGAACAGGTTGCTGGGGCGGAACTTTGGAAGCAGACGGGCCTCTACAACGCTAGTAGGGGTGTTCCGTTCCAAGGCTTCGCCCTGGCCGCCGTGCGCGGGGCCTGCCTGATGAGCGTGAGGCGGTCGGAATACAAAAACGCGACCATGCTCACCTGCGGGGACAACGACCGCATAGACGAAACCGTGGAAATGGAGGCTGGATCTTGGAGCGACCCCCACTTTTGTGCAGAGCACAGGGAGGCGGTTAGTCGCGTGTTGCGGGTCATGGCTTGTATGCGCACGGCCCACCGACGCGTGCTGGAGATGCACTACCTGGACGGGTTGCCACTTACCGAGTGCGCCAAGCGGATGGGGCGGCGGGAGGTCTACTCCCTGAAGGAAGAGGCCATGGAGGAGATGAGGAAGAGGTTGAAGACGGCATGAGAACTTGCCAACACTGCGGTGGCCCACTCAAGCGAGATGGTCGGTATTGTAGTTATGCCTGTAAGTACGAGGCGTCCAAGCGGTCTGTTTCGCTCGTGTGCCCGAACTGCGGCAAGACGTTCAGTGTCCGGCCCTCGGAGTTGCGACCCGGTCGCAATTCCGCAATCTTTTGCACTCGCCACTGTGCGTTGCGTTGGAGTGAGGAGAGGGTGAGGAGCCTGCGCGCAGAAGGCAAGCCACTGATCGTCGTAGATAAAGGCGCGATTACCTGCTCCGTGTGTGGAGAAGTCCTCAAAACCATTGGAGCGCACTTCCTCCGTCACGGCCTTAGCACGAGAAACATGGGACACCTCGAACGGAACCTGTTGATGGGCTTGGAGTGTGGCGCACGATGCGTTCCAGAGAAGATTCGAGAGCGGATGAGAGAAAACGCCGACATCCGAAACTTTGGTGATCGGAGACGGAAAGGTGGTCCAGACAATGGCTGGGAACGTGTGGCCTTGCTCCGGGCACTCGTACCCCTGCCGAGGCCAACCAGGGAGAAAATCTCCATGACGTGCATAAAGAACGCCTGGTCTCAGCATGTCGCCGCATGCACGACCCGCACTTGTGGATTTTGCGGCAACGGGTTTAAGGTGAATCGGGGTAACCCAAGGGTCCGTTGCCCCGATTGCGTTAAGGCCAGGCTTGTGATTCCCCGATCCGGGAAACCGTGCCCGAGGGGACGCTTCACAACACTGGCGGAGCGAAAGAACCTCGTCTGGGAGTTGCGCCAGCGGGGATTGACGCGGAGACAGATCGCAGAGAACCTGCATATTTCCACGAGGCAGGCCCAGAGGGATCTCCGCCGGGCCGGTGGGCAAGAAGGTGGACTGCAATGACGGAACTTCAGACCAAGACGAAGCTCGACGAAATCACCAAGTCGATTCACTACCACGAGGAGCAGGCCCGGCAGAACGCATCACTAGCGGTCCAACACAAGACCACGGTCGGGCGCGAGTTACGAAAGGCGCGTACCACCACCGTTGAGGCCGCCAAGACTCAAGGACGCGGTGCCCGCGCAGGGATAGAGCAGTTCAAGCGATGGGCGTTGGCGGAGCACGGTTATAACGCCAAGTACGTCAAGCGACTGTTTAGCCTCGTGCGACTGGTGGACAGCGGCAAAAGGCTACCGTTGGGGCGTGCCCTACAGGGATTGCTGGATGCACCTAACCAGCCGCAAGAACAAAAAAGCCCTCCCGTAGGGCTTTTTTCGGACGAGGGTCGGCGCAGGCTGGAAGTCCACCTGTCGAGCAAAAGCTCCGAATGGACCAGCCCCGCAGAAGTGGTCGAGCGGGCGACCACGGTTCTGGGCGGAGTGGACCTGGACCCTTGCGCGGAGATGGCAGAGGTTCACAATGTACCCGCCACCACCCGCTATACGGTTCAGGACGACGGATTGCAGCACAGGTGGACGGGCCGCGTCTACATGAACCCCCCGTATGGACGTGAAATCGGGGAATGGGTTGGGAAACTTGTCGATTCCTACGTTTCCGGTGAGGTTCCGGAAGCAGTGGCCCTGGTGCCGGCTCGCGTGGATACGGACTGGTTTCGCTTGCTGCGAGACTGCGCGGTTTGCTTCGTGGATGGGCGTTTACACTTCAGCGGCCACGAGAACGCCGCGCCCTTTCCGTCTGCGGTGGTCTATTTGGGCGCGGACGTGGCGAAGTTTCATGCCGCGTTCGGGGATCTGGGCGATGTGTGGGTGAGGTGGAATGGCTAAAGGGTTGGCCCGAGCAGGGTTTGATATCGACCTTCGGGATGGCGGCCTTCGTGAAGCCGCCTTCGCCAACGTGTTGTTTCACGCCAAGGTGGAATGTAAATCCGACGAGAAATGTCGACAGACGGGCAACGTCTTTATCGAGTACCTGCAACACGGGAGACCGAGCGGGATCGCCACCACAGAGGCAGACTTTTGGGCCATCGAGTTTGCACCCGACTGTTGGCTGGTGCTTCCGACTGCGCACCTCAAGGACATTGCCAGAGACGTGGCCCGACAGAAGGAAAGGCGCGTAAAGGGGGGCGATGGTGACAATTTTGAGGGTGTCTTGGTTCCCCTGGTTGAGTTGATTGCGGTTGGGGACTGGAAGGTGCGCCGTGGGTGAGTGGCTGACCAACATCGCCAGGGCCGGCTGCTTGGTGTGCTTGCTGTTGGCAACGTGGCTGTTGTGGTGCTACCTGCGCTGCTACCTGCGCTGCCGCCGGAGGTGGTGATGGGCGTCCGTTTCCACAACGCCCGCTTCCCCCGGTGGTCCGCGAAGGCTACCTGCGGTTCGCCTGGGCGCGCCGTGCGGCGACTGTTCCGACGCATCATCCGGGCGCGGCAGCGGGTGGCGCTGGGGCGAGACCCGGACGGCACGGAGGTCCGAGAGGAACACATGCTGAAACCCCTGTCGAGGTGGTACTGATGCCCGATCTGGTGAGCCGCCCATATCGCCCCGACCCGGCGCACTGCTGCGAAGCGTGCGTGTTTGGGCGGGTCAAGCACACCTGCGGAGTGGCAACTACTGGATGCTCCTCGCGCGCACAGGCCGGCGAGAGAGACGGGCACGCCCCGTCACCAGATCCCGAGCAGGACACTCCACCCTGCGGGGATGGCGGTAAAGAGTCCGCGACCGCCGGCCTCAGACCAATCGGCACCCGCTTCACCGTTGTGTGGCCACCGGGTGAGATAGAGACCGACGAGCGCGGGGTTCTGGCAACCTACGAGGTGGTAGCTCATGACCGCTGCCGATCCGGGGCGGGCCGCGAGTTAGTAGAGCGACTGGAGTGCGTGGGATGGGAACCGATTACGCCGCCGTAGCTCAGTTGGTAGAGCGGGTGCCTCGTAAGCACTCGGTCCCCCGTTCGATTCGGGGCGGCGGCTCCAGGGTATGACCGAGGCCGAACTCGCGCGCATTTTGGTGAAGTGGCTCCAGGCCGACGAGTGGGAAGTGTTTCAGGAGGTCCAACCGATGCGGGGCGCTCATGTCGCTGATGTTGTGGCGCGCCGAGATCGACTACTGTGGGTGATCGAATGTAAGACAGTCTTCGGCCTCAAGGTGATCGAGCAGGCTGTCGGCTGGCTGGGATTTGCCCATTTCATCTCCGTGGCGGTTCCCCGAACCACGGGCTTTGCAAACCACGTGTGCAGGAGTTACGGCGTCGGCGTTCTCTCTGTCGGCCCCACGGTGTCGATAGATGTGGAGGCACCGTTAAACCGCAGAATTGTGACGTACTACTTAGGGGACGCGCTCCGCGATGAGCAGAAGACCTTCGCCGAAGCGGGCAACCGGAGCAGCGAGCGCTGGACACCGTATCAGCAAACGTGCCGGGCGTTGCGGTCCATCGTCGAGGCGGAACCGGGGATCGGGCTGAAGAGCGCGATAGACAAGTTGCACCACCACTATGCCAGCAACGTTAGCGCGCGATGTTCGCTGACGAAGTGGATCGACGCGGGCAAAATTAGGGGTGTGGGCATCATACGCGAAGGGCGAGCCATAAAACTCTATCCCAGCGTTTGTCAGACCGGCTTAGGGGCCGTAGGCTAAGGGTCAGGCCACCGGGCCTTCAACCCGAGGATGGCGGTTCAACTCCGCCCGGCCCTACCAACGTAGAAGGTTGAAACAGAAGGAGAAGTAAACGTGGAATCACCACAGAACAACGAAACCATGCCGCTGACTGACGGCTTCACTTTCACCCCGGTCTTCAGGGGCCGCCGTGTACGTATGCGGTTGAGCGCCGAAGACGACAAGCGGATTGACGGTCGAGGGCCCGGACCGCGCGGCGTGGTGACCGACCTCGATACCGGCAAACGGTATCGGGTTTACGGCAAGCGCTGTAGCCTGCCCAAGTGCTACTGCGACGCAAAGATCACAAGATTTCGCGCCGCCCCCGGCGGTTAGCATCGGGGATCGGTAGCTCAACGGTAGAGCGCCGGGTTGTGGCCCCGGCGATGCCGGTTCGACTCCGGCCCGACCCTCCATGCGGCAACTTCCCGGATGAGTGCCCATTGAACCCCTAACCCCTGCCGAAGCCGCGCGCATGGCGCGCAAGTTCTCGGACCTTGAGGCGTTCTGCCGAGGTCTTGACATTCGCCACAAGGACGGGACCACCACTGCGATGAACTGGTGGCCCAGCCAGGCGAAACTGGCGGCGGCCATCCGCAAACAGGAGCAGGCCGGCAAGCCTGTCCGAGTCGTTGGGCTGAAATCGCGGCGCGTTGGGTGGTCGGCGCTCGCCAGCGCCTACCTGTTCCGCAAGACCGCTTTCCTGCCGGGGCAGTCAAGTTGGGTTTTCGCCCACGTTCACTCGTCCTGCCAGGACATCTTCGGGTACTACGACGGGTTCGATCAGTCCTACCGGGGCGAAATCCAGAAGGTTCCCACCACCCGGAAGTTGAAACCCAGCCAGTCGAGTCCCGGCCGGCTGGAGTTTGGGGCGCAGCCGGGGGGCAGCTACATTCAGACCGCCACCGCGGGAAACGTGGACGTGGGGCGGTCTACCTCGATCCGGCATCTCGTTCTCGACGAGTACGCCTTCTACCGGGATGCCCCGTCGCTTTCCACCGGCGTGCTCCAGTGCGTGCCCGAAGACCCGGACACCACGATCATCGTGCTCAGCACGGCGAACGGAGTGGGTGGGCCGTTCTACGACCTCTGGCGGCGCACGGTCGAGGGGTCAACCGACTGGGTGGCGGTGTTCTTCGCTTGGTGGGAGCACCACGAGTACCAGCGGGCCTTCTCAGACCCGCTGGAGGCGTCGCGCTTCCAGGACACACTGACGCGCGAGGAGGGCGACCTTCAAAAGCTCCACAACCTGACCCTGGAGCAGTTGCACTGGCGCCGGTGGGCCATCGCCAACAAGTGCGAAGGCAGCACCACCCGGTTCCACCAGGAGTATCCGGCTTGCCTCACTGCTGAAACACGGGTATCCACCGAGTTGGGAATCATCCCCATCGGCGAGGCGGCGGGAGCGCGCGATACCGAGTCTGGTGCCGTGAGAGCCTGGGGGCCCCAGCCGGTGGCTACGGTCTATAAACTCACCACGCGAGCGGGCCGAATCATCCGGGGAACCTTTGACCACCCCGTTGCCACGCCCAGCGGATTTGTCTTTCTTTCGCGCCTACAGCCCGGCCAGACAGTGCTTCTTCGCCCGCCGCGCTTCGCTGAACAGATGCACGTTCAACGCTGGCGGCCCATCCCTGGAGCCGAAACCCGCGTGACAATCAACGAAGACTGGGGGGCGTTTCTCGGTTACTTCATGGGCGATGGCAGTTGGCACAAGGACACCCTTTCTGTGGTTTGTGACGGGAAAGATCCCGATGTCGTGGCCGATGTCGAATCCTTGCTCGGTCGGTTGATTGGCCCCCCGCGCCGCCGCACCATCCGGCGGGTCCAGGGACGGAAAGGCGCGGTGGAGCTTCGCCTGGGATCGAGACGCGCGCGAGAGACATTGCGGGAACTGGGCTTACTTTATCGCAACGACGGCGGCGAAGGTTCTTGGAAACGACGGGTCCACGTGCCAGAATGCGTCTTCCGGTCTCCCCGTAATGTCGTGAGGAGCTTCCTCCGGGCGCTGTTCGAGTGCGACGGCTCCGCATCGGGCGGGAGGGTCCGCTTTGGCTCCGCAAAACTGGATTTCATTCGAGATATCCAACTCCTACTCCTCGGCTTTGGTATCAACTCGGCGATCTTCAGCCAGCCCAAAAAGGCGGGCGGCGGCCAAGTCTACCAGTTCTACTCGTTGGAGCTTGGCGTTGTCGCAAGCAGGCTCTTCCATGACGAGATCGGGTTTGTTGGCCGCCGAAAGACGGCCCTGCGGCCAGTTGAACGGGCCATTGGCAGGCGACCGCAGGAGAACAGTCTCACCGACGTGGTTCTCTCGGTTGAGATGCAGGGGCCGGAGGTTACCTACGATCTCACGGTCGAGCCGGATCACGTCTTCTCGGCCAACGGAATCCTGACCCACAACACGCCCGAGGAAGCGTTCATCACCTCCGGGCGGCCCCGGTTCGACCTGTCTGTGCTTGCGCGCCAGCCGATCATCCGGGAGCCGCTGGTGGGCGAGTTGACCCGGCAGCGCATCGGGGTGCGTGAGATTCCGGTGTTCGGGCCGCGGGCTGATGGCTTGGGGGCCATGCGGCTCTTCAAGAGGCCAGCGGAGGGGCACGGCTACGTCCTGGGTGCGGACCCGTCGCAGGGTATCGACGTGGGCGAGGAGACTGGGACTTCGGACCCGGACTTCTCGGTTGCGTGCGTACTCGACGCCGACACCGGCGAACAGGTGGCGGTCGTGCGCGAGCGATTCACCCCGACGGTCTTCGGGGAGTACGTCTGCGCGCTCGCCGAATGGTACAACTGGGCTTTCGTTGTACCTGAAGCCGTGGACCCGTCGCTGGTACAGGAAATCCTGCGGTTCCAATACCCCATCGGCAAGGTCTACGTGCGGCACAGGCTGGCCGATGAACGCGCCCTGCCTTCGCTCCAGCACGTCGGCTTCAAGACCACCACGATTGCCCGGCAGCAGTTGATTTCCGGCCTGGAGCGCGCCCTGTTCGACAACTCGGTGTTCCTGCATGATGCCGTGACCCAGCAGGAGCTCCACACGTTTGTCTACAAGGCCAACGGGCGTGTCGAGCACCAGACCGGATGCCATGACGACTGCGTGATCGCCCTGGCGCTCGCAGTGGTTGGGCTGGAGGCCACCCCGAGGGTGGTTCCGCCCAAACGCACGCAGCCAATCGTCCGTTATGGGCGAACCGGCTGTAAGCGGGGGCAATTTGGTAGGTGATGACTGTTGTTTACCGGGTGGATGAAGGCATGGTGGTAGCGTTGCACGAACCCGCGCCGCATTCTCTCCGCCCGGTAAACGTGTACCCCCTTGGCAATTACTGGATTGATGCACCTCAAGCTGACCGATGCGGAGTTGACCCGGCTAGGTAACCGCGTCGAGGAGGACATCCGGGGCGCCCGTGACGACCACAACGCGCGCATCGAGCGCTTCCGGCGCTACCACCAGATGTGGCGGAACAGGGTGGAGGCCCCCGCCGCGAACGAGACCGGCAACCCGAACTTCAGCGTGCCTCTGCTTCAGTGGCAGGTCTACTCGAAGTTGGCCACCGAGATGAACGCCCTGTTTGGCGACGACGCTGAGATTGTGGCTGTTCCCACGGGACCGTCAGACCAGCGCACGGTCCACAAGATCGGGCGGTACATGACTTGGCGCGTCTTCGCCTCCATGAAGATCGTCAACACCCTGACGGCCTTCGACTTTCGGAAGCTCTTGTATGGCCGGACCCACGCTTACACGCCCTGGGTGAAGGAGACCTACCTGACGCCCGATGGCGAAGAGGTCTGGTACGAGGGTCCGGGGTTCTTCCCGCTTCGGCCCGATGACCTGATCGTGCCGGCGGAGACCAAAGACAGCATCCAGGACTTCAGCTTTGTCGTGCGCCAGTATCGTATCAGCCCGCAGGAACTACTGGACGGTGAGCGGGCGGGGCGCTACTTTGGGATCAGGGAGAACTTCCAGCAGATCCTCGACTACGCGCGGCGCGCCCCGGAACGAGAAGCGGAGGGCCAGGAAATCCGGGCGGAGGAGGATCTGGCGGAGGGGGTGAACTACGAGGGCGGGCTGGCGCGGCGCGATTCGCTGTTGTGCTACGAGTGGCACGGACGCTGGCGACTGCCGAAGGGTACGACCGATTCAGGTGAGGACGATCTGCGCCAAAGGGAGGAGCACGAGACCGAACTGGTGGTGCGATACCTGCCGGATCTCCACAAGGTAGTGGGTGTCCTCCGGCTGATCGACCTCTACCCGCGGATGCGCAATCGGCGCCCGTTCGTGGAGGCGTCGCTAGTGAAGGACGGGTCCTACTGGTCCCCCGGGTTTGGGGAACTGCTGGAGAGCATCCAGGATGAGGCCACCGCGAATCACCGACTGTTCACAAAGGCGGGCTGGTTCAGCGTGGGTCCGCTGGTGTTTTACCGGCCCGGCAGCGGGTTCGACCCGGAGACATTCAAGTACGAGCCGTTGAGCGCGGTGGCGAGCGAGAACCCCGGCGATGTCAACGTGGTGCGGATGTCCGCAGACCTCCAGTACCCGCTGGCGAAGGAACAGGGCCTCAAGGGTTACGCCGAGATGGTGACCGGAATCTCGGATCAGACGATGGGCCGGGCGATTGACCGCCCCAACGCGCCCCGTACCGCCTCTGGTCAACTCGCCCTGATCCAGCAGGGTAACATCCGGGCCAGCTTGGACACACTCAGTCTGCGAGAGGATTTCGGGGCCATCGCCTCCCACCTGTGGATGCTGGACACCCAGTTTGCCCCGGAGTCGCAGTTCTTCCGGGTGACGGAAGAGGACGCGCAGGGGCTATTCGAGACGGCGCGGGGCGGCTCGACGATTACCGGGCCGGAGCGCGGTGGCCGGTACGACTTCACCATCAAGTTCGCCACGTCGTACTGGAGCCGGGAGGCGGAGAAGGAGCGGGCGCTGACCCGCTACCAGCTTGACCTCGCCAATCCGCTCATCGTTACGAACCCGAAGGCGCTCTGGAAGGTGACCAACGACGTTCATAAGGCCCTCGGGGACGACAACTTCGCGCGGGTGGTGCCTGAGCCACCGGACCTCGATCTGCCCCGGCGCCCCGCAGAGGAGTGGAACCTGTGTCTCCAGGGCGAGGATTTCACTCCGAACCCGATGGACAACGACGACCTGCACCTGATGGACCACCAGCGGCGCGTTCGGGAGGCGCAGGGTGACCCGCAGGGCGACATGGACGCGGTGGCGCGCATGATCGTCCACATCGACGAGCAGGTGAAGCAGAAGCAACAGAAAATGCTCATGGCGGCGCTCACGCAGAGCCTCGCCAAGCAGATTTCCCAGCAGGCCGGCGCGATGCCAGGGGCGACAGTGGCCGCAAGTCCCATCCCTGCTGGTGCTGGCAGTCCCGGCGGTGGGGCAGAAGCGACCGGACCGGGACTGCCCAATCCACTGGAGGTGCCTGGTGCCTTGGCAACCCCGTGATGCGAAACGCCACACCAAAAAGGCCGACACGCCGAAGGAACAGCGGATGTGGTCGAAGATCGCCAACGACATGCTGGCCGGCGGCGCGTCTGAGGGTAAGGCTATCCGTGTCGCCAGTGGTGTGGTGAAGAAGAGAGGAAAGCGTTGAGCGGCGAAGCCGACAAGCAGCACGAGCGGGACGAGCTCGTTCGGTTGCTCGCCAGCGAGGGCTGGGATCTCGTGGTCGGCAGGATTCGACAGATGCGGGAACGCAAGTTTCGGGAACTTTTGGACAACATCACCCCGCAGGAGACAGACCGGGTCCGCGGATTCATTCAGGGCCTGGAGTGTTGCCTTCGCGTTCCGGCCATTCTACTCGACGAGCGCCCGCCCACGTCTACGGCGAAATGAGCCCGCCTCCCGTCATTTTGCTGGTCCGCTGCCACTACTGCTCGAAGCAACGCTGGCCCCACGAAATCATCAGGATGCCGAAGGGCCATCGGTGCTGTCTCCCGTGCTACGAGTGGCACCGGGCGGCCATCGACATGCTCAGCCGGGGCACCCCCCCGAAGGGGTGCCAGGAGTGCGGGGTGACGTTCAAGGCTCTGGAAGAACGCCCCGGAGATGGCAATACACGTATGATGCTTCACCAGAAGGACGGGATCTACCAGGTGCTCTGCCCGGCCTGTTCGGATCGGTACGTGGTGCAGCGGCGGGACTTGTACGGGCGAACGATTTACGGCCACACGAGGGGCCTACGGTGAGCGAGTACGCGAAAAAGGACGACGGCGAGGGCCTGGACGAGCTTCAGGGGCAGCCTGCCCCGGACGGTGACGTCGGCGAGGGCGAAGGCGGCGAGGGAGGCAAACCCGAGAAGAAGGCTGCAAAACCTTCCGACGAGGTGAAGCTGAGCAAGAAGGAGTACGAGGCGCTTCAGAAGCGGGTGGCGGAAGCGGACGAGACCGCGCGGTACTGGGCGGAGCGGGCGAAGCCACCCGAGAAAGCCGAGAAACCGGAGGACGAGGAGAAGGCGGCGGACGAACCCGAAGACGACGGGGATGTGGACAAGTTCGTAACCGACCTGACCAAGAGCGGCCTGAAGGCCTTGGTGAACCGGGGGGTGCTGACCAAGAAGGAAGCGACCGAAATCATCCAACGGGAGGCCCGGAAGGTCACCAAGGAGTTGGTGGCCGCCGAGGTCAAGCGGGTCAGCACGGACGCGGAGTTGGTTCGGCAGTTCCCGGACCTTCAGAACCGCGAGTCTGAGCACTTCAAGCGCACCAGCTCGATCTACCGGGAGATGGTCGAGCAGGACGAAACCCTGAAGCGGTCCCCGCAGGCGCTGTTCTTGGCGGCACGGGCAGCCAAGGCGGAACTGGCGGCAGAGAAGCCGAAGGGGGACAGCGGTCGGGATGCTCGGATCAGGGCGCAGGCGGGCGACCGGGGCGGCGGCAGATCCCACGAGGAAGGGGACGACGACACCTCGCTCGGCCCGGAGGCTCAAGCGGTGATTGCGGCGTTCAAGATCGACGAGAAGGGCTACCGTCGGCACATGGAGAGGAGTCGGTGATGGCGAAAGAGAAGATCACGGTGGCCGGCGGAGTCGGGGAGTCCAAGCCGTTTATCGCCCCTTCGGGGGCGTTCCCTGAGAACCCCACCCTCGACTGCCACGTGGCCGGGGTGCTGGTGCGTGAGTTACCGCAGACTGTTCAGGACAAGATCCTGTACGCTCAGACCGATGAGGGCCTGGCCGAATCAGACGAAGGCAAGGTGCCAGCCGGGACTGCGGCGCGGGTGACCGTCAGCCCGCTGGCCAAGGCCATCCAGGAGCGCAGGGATGACCAATTGGAGCGGGGCATGGAGCCGTGGGAGGCCCGGGACCCGCTGAAGGAAGTGGCCGACAAACATGTCGGCCCAGGGATGCGACCGAAGTTTCTGTCCGACTTCCGCAATCGGGAGAGCGGCACCAGGGGCTTCGAGGTCGTGAAGGACGGACGCGGCGATCCGGTGAGGTGCGGCACGCTTGTGCTCGGGCAGATGCCCGAGGAGCGCGCAAAGAAGCGCAACGAGTATTTCCGCAAACTGTCTTCGGACGCCGTGGCGCAGGTTGAGAAAGAGTTCAGAGAGACGCAGGACCGGGCCAGGCGTGAGGCGGGCGCCTAAGCTCTCCTCCATCGGCTCGTAGGCCCAGTAAGACCCGAGGGCCAATAGGTCGTCTCGAATCGAGGGTCGTAGCAACACGACCCGGCGCGCTGAGGCGCGTCGGATTCGGGAGGACCACATGCCTAACACGGACAACCCCCATGGCTTGAGATGCCTGGGGCGCAACGTGGTCGGCGGGTTCATCGAAGTCGAACTGATGCAGAAGGCGGCTGGTTCTGCCGCCGCTCTCTTCATCCAGGACGCGGTGGCCCGGCTGGACACGGGATACCTGGGCCGATCGGCGGACATCACTCCGGGAACCACGCTGTACGACGGCGTAAACCTGAGTTACGGCGCCGCATCGACCCCCACCGATCACCTTGTCATTGTTGACCCCTTCGCCTTGTTTGAGGCGCAGGACAACAACGACCTAGACGGGTTCGCGTTCGCGGACACGGGACTCAACTCCAATCTCCAACTCAACGCCGGCAGCGCGACTACGCTGCTGAGCGGGCACGAACTCCACGAGGGGACAGCCGCTGTCACCGCCACTCTGGACGTTCACCTGCACAAGAAGTTGGACGTGCCGGACAACGCATACGGCTCTTTCTGCCGGATGATCGTCACCTTCAACAAGCATCGGCGCACCACGGGCGTCGCGGGGGTCTGAGGAGGAACCACCATGCAGCTCACAACCACTTTTCCAGACTTCTACGGCACCACGATGCTCCCGGCCTTGAAAGAGGTCATGTTCCAGACGCAAAAGAAGAAGCCGCAACTGGTTCCGAAGCTCTTCCAGGTGGACACCACCACCAAGAGCATCGAGCAGTACAGCGGCATGAGCGGCCTGGGCCTCTTCAGCAGCATCAACGAGAGCGGAGCCATCAACATTGACCAAGCCGTGCAACTGTTCGACAAGACCTTCATCCCGGTGAAGTACGGGCTGGGCGTCGGCACCAGTCACATGATGGTGCTGAACGACAAGTTCGGCCTGGTCCGTCGGCTGCACCAGTGCCTCGCGGAATCGGAGATCGAGACCCGCGAGATCCAAGGGGCGGCCATCTTCAACGGGGGTTTCGCTGACACCGGCCCGGACGGGGTTTCCCTGCTCTCGGCCAGTCACCCGCTGCCGAAGTCGGGCGGAACGCAGGCTAACCTGCTGACCGTCGCGGCGGACCTGGATGTGACCTCGCTGGAGTTGGGCCTCACGCAATGGGAGACCATGGTGAAGGCGAATGGCATCCAGATGTCCCTGCCGACGCCTTCGGTTCTGGCTGCTCCGGCGAACCGCTGGAACGCCCACGAGATCCTGAAGGGTCAGTGGCGCAGCGACACGGCGAACCG